TCAATGATGTGATTACTAATTATATAACTGACAGTAGAGTAAATAGTATTTACGATGATCCAACAGCGTTCCAATACTTATCTAAAGAAATTGATTTGGAAAATTCAGCAACTTCTATTAAGATTCTTGTCAATGCTCATATAAATCTATATTCCAGTATTCGTGCATTCTACGCAATTAGTGAAAATCCAAACTTTACTCCAATTTATACACCATTTCCCGGATTTAATAATTTAGATTCTAAAGGACAAGTTATTAGTCCAGAAAATAATGATGGCAATTCTGATATGATGATTTCTAATACAACATCATTAGGATTTTTACCCTCACAACTTCAATATAAAGAATATACATTCACTGCAGATCAGCTTCCATCTTTTAGATCTTATAGAATTAAAATTATTATGACATCAACTAATCAAGTTTATGTACCAAGAATGAAAGATCTTAGAGTCATTGCTTTTGCGTAAAATGTCTTATATGAAGGTGCATGGATATTCGCATTTGTTGAGAGATTCAAAAACAAATTCCATTATTAATAGTAATATGACAGAATATCAAGAGTATATTGCAAGACGTAATGCAAAAATTGAAGAAAGTCAAAAAGTACAGAACTTGGAAGAGGATATCTCCAATATGAAAAGTGATATTGGTGAAATTAAAAATTTATTAAGGAGTTTAGTTAATGAATCCAGATAATATCATTTTAGAAAATTTATCAAAAAGTTTTGAATACGCAAAAGCATGTTCTGAGCTCGATAAAATTGAAAATATCGAACAACTTAGAGATATATCAAAGGCATATATGAAATTATATTTGAAGCAACAAGAAGTTGTAAGTAATTTAGCAAAAATTGATTCATAAATATTTTTAACAAGGAAAAATAAATGGCGCAACCATCTACTAGACAAGAATTAATTGATTATTGCAAAAGAAAGCTGGGGGCTCCTGTTTTAGAAATTAATGTTGCCGATGAACAAATTGAAGATTTGGTAGATGATGCGGTTCAATTTTTCCAAGAAAGACACTTTGATGGTGTATATCCAACATTTTTTAAGTACAAAGTAACTCAAAATGATATTGATAGAGGTAGAGCTTCTCTCGATAAGGGAGAACCGGTAGGAATTACGACTACAAAAGTAACAACAAATATTGTAGGAACCGCAACCACTTTTTCGTATTATGAGAATAGTAACTATTTGCAAATCCCACCCAATATTATTGGAATAAACAAAGTATTCACATTTGATGGAACAAATAGCATCGCTAGCAATATGTTTAGTGTGAAATATCAGTTATTCTTGAATGATGTTTATTATTGGGGTGCTGTTGAGATGTTAAGTTATGCTATGGTAAAGACATATCTTGAAGATTTAGATTTTTTACTAACAACACAGAAGCAAATTAGATTTAATAAAAGACAAGATCGTATGTATTTGGATATTGACTGGGCATCTATAAATGCTGGACATTATTTTATTATTGACTGCTACAGTACTTTAGATCCAAGTGATTATGGAAGAGTTTGGAATGATTCATTTATAAAACCATATTTAACATCTTTAATCAAAAAACAGTGGGGACAAAATATGATGAAATTTACTGGAGTTAAACTTCCTGGTGGAGTAGAACTTAATGGGCGCCAAATGTATGATGATGCCCAAAAAGAAATCGATGTTTTAATGGAAAAAATGTCAAATACTTATGAACTTCCTCCTCTGGATATGATTGGTTGATATGTTAAATCCATTTTTTCTTCAAGGTTCAAAAACAGAACAAAATCTTGTTCAGGATTTAATCAATGAACAATTGAGAATGTATGGTATTGAAGTATATTATATTCCAAGGCATTATTTGTCTTCAAAAACAGTTATACGGGAAGTTGTTGAATCCAAGTTTACTAATAATTATCCAATTGAAGCTTATGTGGATAACTATGATGGGTATGGAGATAATACCCAAATTCTTTCAAAATTTGGAATTCAAGCATTAAATCAAATTACTTTAACAATATCTAAAGAAAGATTTGAAACTTATATTAGTCCATTGATTAAATCCTTACCAGATATTAAATTATCAAATAGACCAAAAGAAGGTGATTTAATTTATTTTCCCTTGGGAGATAAATTATTTGAAATTAAGTTTGTTGAGCATGAGAAACCATTTTACCAGTTACAAAAAACATATGTTTATACATTAACTTGCGAACTCTTTAGATATGAGGATGAGATTATCGATACCGGAATTGGGGAAATTGATGACAATTTGACAGATAATGCAAATATTGAAACTCTCACCTTAGTATCTTCTGGATCTACAGCAACCGCATACACATCTATAGTTAATGGAGCAATTACATCTATAATTGTCACAAATAGAGGTAGTGGATATACTTCAGTACCAATTGTTGCAATATCTTCTTCTCGTGTTTCTGGAGGAACAGCAACAGGTATTGCAACTATGATAGGTGGAATTATTGATTGTAATGGAACAACATCATCAAAAGTTCAAGGGGTGCAAATCACAAATCCTGGATTTGGATATACAGTTGCGCCTGGAATCGTTTTTATTGGTGGTGGAGGATCTGGTGCTGCGGCAACAACAATAATATCAAATCAAGCAATTGGAATTGTTACCATAAGTGGTGGTGGAGCTGGATATGTAACTTCACCATCTGTCACTTTCAGTTCACCTGGAATAGGAACAACTGCCACTGCAATTTCAATAGTAAGTGCTGCTGGAACAATATCCACAATAAGAATTACTAATGCAGGATCTGCATATACATCAACACCAACAATAACTATTGGATCTCCCAATATGATTGGTATTGGTACATATATTTTAAATGAAACAATAACTGGTTCTATTAGTGGAACCACAGCTTTAGTAAAGGTGTGGGATGTGACAACAGGAAAATTAGGAATTTACAAATCAAATGGAGCATTTACTCCAGGAGAACTTATTGTTGGTTCTGCAAGTAGTGCAACATATCAATTTAAAATTGAAAGTTATTTCACTTCGACAACCGATTTATACCCCAAAAATAATGAAATAGAAACAGATGCAGATTCTATTTTGGATTTTAGTGAAAATAATCCTTTTGGAAATCCATAAATATAACTAATCACATAATACGAGTAAATTTATTATGTTTGAATATTTTTATCACGAAATACTAAGGAGAACGGTTAGTTCTTTTGGATCTCTCTTTAATGATATTTCCATTAAACATGCGGATACAAATGGCGATATTAACAGTATAATTAAAGTTCCACTTGCATATGGGCCCACTCAAAAATTCTTAGCAAGATTGGAACAGTCCCCAAATCTAGACAAACCTATTCAAGTAACATTGCCAAGAATGTCATTTGAATTTGTCGGATTAACTTATGATGCCTCAAGAAAATTAACTACAACCCAGACATTTATAACTTCTATTTCTGGTTATGGAACTGATATAAGAAAAACATATATGCCTGTTCCATATAATATGCAATTTGAATTGAGCATTTATACAAAATTAAATGATGATATGTTGCAGATCATAGAACAAATTCTCCCATATTTTCAACCTTCTTATAATTTAACGGTTGATCTTGTAGAACAAATTGGAGAAAAAAGAGATATTCCAATTGTTATGGAAAATATAACCATGCAAGATGATTATGAAGGAGATTTTTCAACAAGAAGAGCATTAATTTATACAATTAGATTTACTGCCAAAACGTATCTTTTTGGACCAATTTCTTCCTCTTCTGTATCTAAAGATATTATCAAAAAAGTTTCTGTTGGATATATTTCAGGTGATTCTACCAAAACACCGACTAGAGAACTTACATATTCCATTGAACCAAGAGCTCTTAAAAATTATACTGGAAATATAACAACAAATTTATCTTTAGATATTGGAGTAGATAATACAAATATTGTAGTAGATGATGCATCTTTAATTGTAGAAAATATGTATATTATTATTGATGATGAAGAAATGTATGTTGATTCCAAATCAAATAATACTCTAACTGTAAAGAGGGGATCTGATGGGACATCTGTAACTTCACATGTTTCTGGATCTGCTGTTAAGAGAATTACCTCATCAGATAATGAACTTATTGAAATTGGTGATGATTTTGGGTTCAGTGGAACAGTGTAAAAATGGTAAAGAAATATGACAAACTAAATGATGCATTTAATGTTGAAGCAGTTGAAGCAGAAATAGTCTCCTCTGAAAATATTTCTTCTTCAACACAAATTGAAGAAGTAAGCTCACCGACACAAGATATAAAAAAAGATTATGAATATACAAGAGGAAATTTATATTCGCTTATAGAGAAAGGTCAGGAAGCAATTAATGGAATTCTTGAACTTGCCAAAGAAAGTGAAATGCCTCGTGCATATGAAGTGGCAGGACAACTAATTAAAAACGTATCTGATGCTACTGATAAATTGATGGACCTTCAAAAGAAACTAAAAGATATTGAAGAGGAGAGGGGTGTAAGAGGTCCAACAAATGTTACTAATGCCCTTTTTGTGGGTTCAACAGCAGAACTTTCCAAACTTTTGAAAAATAACGACATTAATAATTCTACTAAATAGAAAAAGGGAGGGAAATCCCAAAGTATAAATTACTAATACCTTTTTGGATGATGTCACAATCTAATAAAAATTTGCCTTCCATTAATGATTTCGTTGAAAATTCAGATAATTTGCCGCCAATTAGTGAATTTTCAATTGAAAAGTCTTTAGATAACTTACCATCAGTAAAAGAATTTATTGGAAAGAAAGTAGAAATAGGGGAAAAGACTGTAGAAGAAGTAAAATATCCGGTAGAAGAGAAATCTGGAGAATCTGGAGATCTTACAGAGTTACTACGTCTAATCAATGATGTAAGAAAGGATATTCCAGAAATTCCAAAAATTAAATATTACGATGAAGAATTAGAGAAATTATGTGAGATAGTTGATCAAGTTAGATCGGAAATACCTACAGTTCCTGAAGTTAAGTATTACGATACAGAAATAGAAATAATTTATGAGCAGATTGATAGTGTAAAAGAATTTATTGCAAGTTCTATTTCAAAATTGCCCGAAGTAAAATATTATGACAATCAAATTGAAGATATTGGAGAAAAATTAGAAAATATAAAAAATACAATTTCAGAACTTCCCGAAGTTAGATATTATGAAAACGATCTAAAATTTATTAGAGAAGAAATTGAAAAAGTAAAAGAGATTGTTGTAAGTGAAATTCCAGATTTTTCTTGGGTAGATAGAACTTTCAAGTCAATTGATAACGATATCATCAAAATTAATGATAATGTTAGTATTCTTAAAGAAGGAGTTAATCTAAATTTAGAGAAACTTTCAGAAGTTATTGATGTAAAACGTTTTGAAAGTAAAGTTGAAATTAATGCATTAGACAAAAACTTTAATGAATTAAATAATAACTTCAAAGAAGCAAAAGAAAATATTTGGAAAGAATTGAGGCAGTCTTCGCTTAAAATTTGGGAATATCATAAAGAATTTAAGGATGATGATAGAAAATTAAAAAAACAAATTAATGGGGAATACAATTCATTAAAACAAAAT